ATAGTCTGTCTAAGATAATCGTCTGCCGCACCAAACAATGCGCCCTCATACATAGCAACGGCATTTGGGTGAAGAAGTGTCTTTAGCGTTTCTTTCATAGCCCCTTTGCCAGCAGTGTTGTAGAAAGTCTTGCCAAGCAATCCTACGCCAATAGTACCTAATCCAGCATATGTTGTTGGATCAGACGCTAATCCTTTAAAAAAACGCTTTGTGCCGTTCCACGTAAACATCGGCAACTTACCATATGTTTCCATTAGATAGTTAAACGCCATTGCTGTTTCTGGGTTTTGCTTGTGATAGTTCTTAAGTTTGTACGTATCAAAGGCAAGATCGGTAATGTTGTAATTTACGTGCCCAATAGTTTCAATACCCCATTGTGCAAACTCTTCCATTGTTTGTGGACCTTGCTTGATCGTTGGCCCATAGATCATATCGTTTACAGTAAAGGTTTCGTAATCTGTCTTGTCGCTCTTATACATCTCATTATAAAGCATTTTAGATGCTGCAGCCCACGCCAAGCCTTGCTTTGATTTCATATCAATAAGTGTCTTTTCTTTGACCGTACCGTCTTCTTGCTTCTCTATCTTTGGCATAATATCTTTGCCTTGAGCATTACCCGCATCAAATACATAATCCAAATCAACTAGATCAACGTCGTAGCCGTCTGTCTGCATCTGATTACGCATCATGTTTTTATATTCAATACGGTTTCGATTAGCCGTTCTTAGCTCTCCAACACGTTGCAAGTAATCTTTCTGGTCGTTGAATTCTTCCATTATTCTCTCATTCTATCTAGTAGGTCTAAGCGGTTAAGATGCTCTACGTACAGCTTTAAGGTGCGTCGTTCTTCTGCTTTCATGTTGGGCGTCAATCGTGAATCTACTGTTATCATCTGATTTAGCTGGTTGACTTCGCCAGGTGACAACGTATTTTTTTTGCCCATCATATCCATTGCTCTTTCCATGATTGACGGTGCAAGTGCCAAGTTTGGGAAATCATCAGCAAACGTTAAATTGCTGTAGTAGCCTTGAGCAAGGTAATTGGCTATTGCTCTTGGATCGCCACCTTTTGCAACTAAATCATCGTAGGTGTTTAGTGCGTCCATTGCAGCTAGACGTAAAATCGCCCTCTCTTCGTTGTCGATACCACCACTGACGCCAAGAACTGCCCTTAAATCAGTTTTTGCTTTTACTATTTCAATACTACGTGGTGTATTGCCTTTACGCTCTTTGATACGTGTTTTGAGTGTAGTCATTGTGCCAGAGTCAAGCATCTCTGCTGCCGCATCAATCTCTCCTCTTATACCCTCTAACTCTGCATCTGACCCAGCTAGATCTATCTTGTTGACAAACTCTTGCACCATAACTGAGTTAGAGCTTTCTAGATCTCCTGTTTCTATTTTGTCTTTGAGTATTTTGTAACGCTCATACTTAAGGTTACCGTCTTGATATGATTTTTCTATCTCTGATAGTGTGGGTGGCGTAATACCCTCTGCTCGATTGGCTTGCAGTTTGCTTTGATCTATACGCAATATAAAATCATCAAACGTTTCTTCTTTTTTCTTGGTTGCCTTTGCATTGTCTAACGCTATCTTTGCTTTTTCTTGCGCTACCAGATCCGTAGTCTGAGCATCGCGTAACGCTATAGCGTCCTTAATTAACTGATCACGTTCCTCACCAAAAAGATCTGGATAGTTTGATGGATCTTGTAGATTATCAATAATTGCTTGTGCGTGTAGTGGATTGCCGGATACTCTAGCCGCCGTCATATCTTGGCTAATCTCCATGTTTTGTATATCGCCTTTGGCGTCGAGCTCTGCCGTTACTTTTTCTGTTGCAGAAATTAACCCAGCATTTGCCATTCTTTCGTATATGCTAGGAACTCTTGGTAACGTATCACCAGTAAAATTATCAATACCTTTTTCACGACCAAACAACGCAACCTTTGCCGCTTCTCTCTCTGTTGCATTACCTGTGGCTATTGTCTTTTTGAGCCTATAGATTTCTATATCTTTTTCTGCTTTAGCGTTCTCAATGCGTCTTGCCCTGGCAGTCTTAAGTACAGATAACCGCTTTGCCAGAATGCTATTCTGTGCTTTTGCTATGAACTGTCGTTTGACTACTGGATCATTTATGTTGAGAGCAATGTTATTATAAAGATCTGTAGTGCTAGTATTCCAGTTCGATAACATAGAGTTAGGATTTGTATCTTCTAGAGCTTTCATAGTTACGCTCTGCATTTGAAAGTCGAATGCGTTCTCTGCTTGGCTCAACTCTGTAGCGCGTTGTACTCTCGTTTCAGTTTCTAGAAACTTAAGACTTGTGCCTTGTAACTGCGCGAATAGATCGCCCTGTGCTGCAAGACCCCTAGATATGTTGGTAGGACTTGCCGCAACGCTGAATGTTCCCGCACCAGTTTTTGGTGTTTGTTGCGATTGTGCTTGGTATGTAGGGACTTTCATTAGTAACCTTTAAAGATTGAATACATATCTGACGCACCAGACAACAGGGACTGTCCGGCTTTCATCATACCCGCCGTTCGTGATTGATCGGCATACATTCTATTGAGTTCGGCACTCATACGCTGTTGCACACCCTCTTCTTCAAGCTCTTGCTTTCCAACTCGCGCATTAAAATCACGTATTGCTATTTCGTCATCGGCTTCCGACGCATTTGCCAAGGCTACAAGTAACGGTGTGCCGCCCTCTGCAACCCACCCATTATATCGAAATCCTTGCGTTGTTGCCGCTTCTAGCCTTTCAAAGTCTTCCTTAAACTTTTCTATTTTTAGTTTTTCTGTGTGATACAACTGCTCACTTGCAGCGTCGGCAGCTATGGCGTTGCGTTCGTTTATTTGTGAGTTGTATTCAAATGCTGCAGCTTCTGCGTTACCCTGTGCTACGGCACTCATTGCCGTTGCCGCCGTTGATGCTACACTCAATGCTATCTTAATTGGGTCCATTTCTCACCATCGCGTATCTGTAATAATCACTTTTGTCTGGGCCAAACTTTTTCATCAACCCTTCGTTTTCGAAACCTAAGAACTCAACAAGACGAATTCCCTTGTGGAAATCACACTGCACGGCTGCTTGTATGCGCTCCCATTTAGGATAGTCGTCAGCTACTTTATTGAATAGTTTCAATATGTTACGTGCCATCTTTAATGCACTAAAATTATTGTTAGTCAGTACGATTACCCACGCTTCTGCCAGGTGTGGGTATAACTCTATGAAGCCACCCATCCCTAAGATTGTATTATTACTGTAGGCAGTAAACGCTATAGAGCCACCGTTGTTTCTATTAGTAAAATCCAAGAAAGCATTTTGATCTTGCAGTGTGCCGTAGCTCGCTCCTTGGTATAATGCTTCGCCTAAATGATCTGGATGAAACGGTACTATATACATTATTCGTCAAACGTCGTCAGTCGAGGATAGAGAGCTAGAACAGTCAATGGTAATGCCTGTGCCTGTGATACAACAACATGGCCATCTGTTTCGTAGCCACCATCAAACTCAACTTCTTTGTCCCCGGTAAACATAGTTACTGGCTTATCCATAGGACTTGCTGATGTTCTAAAAGGTATAAGGTCTGTCTGCGATTCACTGCTTCCGACACGCAACCCTAAACTTCTATACACACGGACTGTAACATCGTTTACACGCTTGATCTTACCTTGTGATGTACCTTGTGCACCTCCAGCATCTATCCGCATTGTCTGCAAGACGCTATTATACGACAGTCCTATATGTGCTTTTGTTACAGCTCTATCAAGCGTAATAGACCCACTGCTCACAGTTTTATCAGTATGCGTTGCGCCATTACCTAAGATCTTGACTGTCTGACCCTCAAGATGATCTAGGCCAGATATGGTTGTCGCTGCACTGCCACTATACGTTAAGCCACTATCTACAAAAAAGGCGTCCTGTACGTCTGTCCCAAAGTCTATTGGTTTTAGTCTTTCGACATATCGCTTTGTGCCACCGTTTATTGTTCTTGCAACAACGACATACACTTCATCTTCTGTACGTGTTGATGATGGTATAGTTGCCAGACTCTCGACAAAACCATACCCATATGTCGTACCACCATCTGTAAATGTGCCACCCATTTCGTGATCATGCCACGCCACAACTTCTTCTTCGCGTCTATACGTCATACCGACTAGCTTGCCATTCTCTAGTACACACCACACGATGTTGTCTGGTTCTTGCTGCAACGCTATCTCTTTGATCAATCCCTCTGTAATATTTTCAGATAGAATGGTTAGGTCAGGCGCAAAGTAACTGTCTGAACCAAAGCTATATACAAGCTCTCTTAGTTTTCTTTTGGCACGTTGCACAAATAACACAACATTAGCAACGCCTACTGGTTGTATGTTAGCTGATCCATAGCTGGCTTGCCGTAAGATCTGTGTATTAGTTGGTGAGATAGGTTCATCACTTGATGCCCTAACAACAAATTCACCGCCAGACGTTCCAACAAGCAGTGCGCGTGATGCTGTCAGATAACGTATAACATTAACTTGGTTTGACCCTATAGTATAGATAAGAGCTGATGTATCGAGTGTTCCAGCATTGTAATCTTCAAAGTCACCACTTACAGAGAAAAAGATGGTCTGTGGTTGCGTTGCCGTGTTTGCCAAAACAAGCCGTTGCTCAAAAAATGTAATACAAGCCGGATGTCCTGTAGTATCCGAAAACGCACCCAAAGACCAATCAGCAGTCGCACCTAAATTCCCTGTCATAGTTATGGATTGCCCAGCATTCTCATTTACGAGATCATTACTAGGCGCAAACAAAATGGTATCCGATGTTACTTGAACAATAACCAAGCCTGTCTGATTATTGCCACTATTGCTTGCTCCACTGATTGTAACTGTCTGCCCTACTTTAAATCCTTCTAAGACAAAGTTGGCATCACTATCTGTTATTCTATCGTTGTGCTCTAATCCTGTAGAACTTGGATCACCTTCATGGAACTTGATGGTCGTTGCCGTATAGCTTGGCATTAACTCTGTGCGTAAATCCTCATTTTCTTGCACGGCTGCCGTTACTGTTGTGGCATTAGTAAATGCCGTAATCTTAGCAAAGCCGTCGTAAAATTTTACTAGTCGTCCAACATCTGTAGACGCAAAAGTATTTGTTGATGCTGTAATGGTTACAGATCCTGTCCTAGCACTAGCCGTAAACGTTGTGGCCGTTGTGTTTTGATCAAGCATTGGGCCACGACGAAAATCAACATCTGCTATAGTCCATGCCGTATGCCCTGTCCTCGATATCTTGCGAACTGGGTGCGATGGATGTACGACATACATAACATCAGCAGATTGTGTGAACTTCAGTTCGCTTAACTGCGCTGACGTATACGTTGTTGTAACCTCAACTGCTGAGCCACTGCTGACGATTTGCCCGCCATTTCTATAGATGCGAAAGTAGAGATTACCAAACTCTAGTACATAGGCTTGCTCTACATTGAATTCAAAAGGTATAAGCCGTGTAGCGTTTGCACTGTTTTTGACCTCAGAAATAAATTCAGTGCCAGGGCGTCGTGTTGCACCACCATGAGCATGGATAAGAAAGTTCTGTAGTTTCTTACATCCGTTTGCATACTTAGCAATATCTGTGCGTCCATCCAATCTGTCTGATAACTGACCCGCAGTAAAGTTTGTAAATGCTGGTGACGCCTTTACCATTAAATCCTCGCGTTTATAAACTCATTTGCTTCGAGTGTCATTCTGTCAGTAACTGTAGAATTGTTTGCCGTTGCACCTTCTATTGCATCTAAGAACCGTGCTTCACTTACCATCTTGTCGTACTTCTGCTGCATGGCTTGGCCTAAAGATACAGAGTTAGTCAACGGATACGCAAAGTCTGCGGCTAGAGCTATTGATATTGTTTCCATAAGAGCAACGTCATACGTGTTGACGTCAAGAATACGCGCAACATAAATGAGATTTATTGTGCTTTCGTCGGTCAGTATCTTGCGTCCTTCAACATTATAAACAATGCTAGACGCATCTAAGTTCATAGGTCTTAGACAAAAGGGATCTGTAGGAAGGGTGAATTGGTTTGCAAACTCAAACGACGGTGCTGTTCCGTCTGGCGTTAGGACTACTCTTGTGAGTAAGCAGTTCCAGTTATGTGACCGAAAAACCTTATCACGTATGAAATCATAACGCTGGTTGCACAATCGCGCCGCTTTACTGTCCTCAGTAAACGAGGTGATGTTTGACGCACCAATCATATTGAGAGCTGAATTACATAGATCGACTGAAGAGGGCATGACTTATCCTTAGTAAAAAAAGGGGGGATTGCTCCCCCCTCTCTGCTTACACTGTGACGTACAACATAGTTAAAGCAACTGTACCAGTGCCAGAAGCACCGCCCATTGTTACTGTAACTGTCTTGCCGTTATTGTCGGCATCCACTTCCTCTCCATTAAGAAGAGCAAGAGTATTTGCCACATCAACAATCTGAGCAGATGTAGATGCTGCAGCCGCTTTGTAAGCCGCCGCAGATGCACTAACATCCGCACCAGCTTTCGTTTTGTGTGCTGCAAAGCCGACGGATAAAGTCGTTGATGACCCCATAGCATCGTGAGCAAGACTTCCTTGTAGAATTCTTGCAGTGTCCGGCAAGGTAAACATATTGATTACATCGCCAGAAGCTAATGATGATGCTTCATAGGTAGCCCGCGCAACTCTTACTTCGCCGCCAAGTTCGTTCGTTTTAACGTGCTCTCTTGGGGTGTTCTGAGTTAGTTGGGTTTCAACGTCTGAGTAAACTGTTGCCATATTTCAATCTCCCTTACGCTGACTCATCACAATTAATGGCTACTACTTTTTCTTCTTCCATGCGCGTCGCACCAAAGGTTGCACAGTAGTACACTTGTGTTGAGTATGATTTATCGGAACGCTCATCAATTCTAGCCATTACATCTTTACCAACAGCGAGCTTGATGCCGTCTTCAGCCCATGCAAAGCACGTTCTGATATTGCCGGATTTTGCCAGTCTGTTTGTTAAGATAAATTGAAAGCCGAGAAAGGAATCAATTTGGCCGTTACTTAGAGCTTTCACGGTGTTGAAATCGCTGCTGGTTACTTGTGTTGTACCCAACAAAGATTCAATCTGGTTTGGCCCTACAGCAATGTAACGTGGGATGCTTGGATCAACATCAAGCAAATCCATAGCTTTCTTTGCCTGTAACAACTTTGCAATGGTCAGATCAGCTGAACCATGCGCGATTGTATTAGCAGAAAGCATAGATGTTGATGTTGCACCTGACTTCCCTGTTTTTGCTGTGCCAGTAGCTGCCGCGATGATTTCGTCATCCATCGCACGACCCATAGCGTTTGCCGCAGTTCGAGCGTAAACGTTAGTTGGATCAGCCAACATTGCGACCTTATCAGGATCATCAATGAGGTCAGCCCATTCAATGGTTTCCATCACGACCTGACGCCTAGAGTGTGGCGTTTCTAGAATCGGTGTATCACCGTGGCGAGAAGTTCGCTTAACAGCCGCAACACTAGAAACCTGATCAAAGAAAGCCTTTTCTCCAGTGACACTTTCTTCCGAAACTGCACTCCTTAGTCGAGAACCACTTTGCTGTGATAGCATGGTTATATTGTTGCTAAACTGTTGAACGAAAGCTGTAGTAATCTGTGTACTCATAAGTACCTCCGTTATAAAAGTTTAAATTAAGGATTAAGGATCGCTACCTAACATTGTGTTAGACGAAAAAAGTATTGGGTCTGCACCCCTTGGACCATTACTGGCTATCCAAATTTGTTTATTATACCTAGTTCTAACCGGGCAGATGCTTGTCGGTTATTCGTCAGGCGTAATAAATTCCTGTAAACGCAAGGCTTCGGCTACTGCCCATGAGTGCTCTGGATCTTTACTATTCCAGAATGGCCCACCTTGTCGCTTTATCTCGTTAATCTTTTGTTGAGCAATAGCTGGAGTCATAGCGTTTGTTGTCTTGACGCCCTCCAAACTATCCTCACCAATCTTACCGCGTATAAAATCACCTACACCAACAAAAGCGCGAACGAAATCTGGATGATCGCCCAGCATACGTCCGTCGGATAATTGCAGTTGTGTCAGATCCGTTGCTTGGAACTGTGTTATAGCTGCGTTGCCTATCTTTACTTTGTCATCAAATGCCGCACCGTATTCGCGTTGCAGTGTTTCAATGCCTTCTGTTTTTATTTGCTCCATCTTACCAGAGTCTACCTGACCCTGTGATTGGGCAACTTTCTGATATTCATTTAACATCGCCTGTGCTTGGCTGTTATTTAATCCAGCCTTTAGAGATGTTTGTTTGAACCAATTTAAGAGTCCCTCATCGGCTTGTTGTCCCTCTGGCATAGTTACATCTAATTTATAGCCCTCGACGTCTGACGGCTTTCCTAAACGTGTATACACCTCATTCCAGTGCTCTTCTGTGGCATTACTGCCAGGCAAGGGAATTTTTTCTGCACCAATCATTGCTTGCTGATGGGCATGGGATTTTAACAACGACCCTAGATCTTTGTGGTTATCAAAGACTTTGTTGCCTTTTACTTCTTCTGGGATTGCGCTCTTCCAATCAAAAGTGCTCTCAGACGGAGTTGCCGTTTCCGACTCCGCTACCTGTTGTACTTCTTCATTCATCGCTTACTATGTCCTCTCTCTCTTTATGATCTGCCAACATATTGTGAATAAACAGCACTACAGAGCGTTGGCCCTCTTTGTATGCTGCTTCGTTCGAGTCTGGAACAAATGTCGGAGTTTTTATATGAAAGCGGAGCTCCATATCCTCCATAACTATCTGTCCGTCTTTTGTGGCGAAAGCACTCTTAAATGCTTCCTTTAGTTCCATTATTGATTTCATTTATTTATCGCCGCTACCATTGGAGCTGCATTACCAACAGCTTGTGCTTGTTCTGCCAGTTGTTGTTGCTCCATCATCTGTTGCTGTTGTGCCGCACGTTCTTGACGTTTGTTTTGTATCTGTTGCTCACCAGCTACTGCCGTTGCTGGGATACCTAAGATCTTAATAAGATGCTGAGTAACACCATCAAAATCTATATAATCAAAGACTGTGGGCTCTATCTGTCCTACTGGACCTAGCAACTCAAGCAGTTGTGTCATACTTGTTACGTCTACCTGGCGTTGTGCTTTGGCCAACGGTGATACGTACTCAATATCCAAATCCATATTACGCATAAACTCTGGCGCAACCGGGAACTTATTGGCGCGTGATAAGATGTTATAGGTACGTATAATAAGAGGTTGCAGCATCTCAGCTTGCAGTCTTCCCAGTACTGGACCTAACAGACGCATCTTTTCTTCTGTTCTTTGTACCACTTCCGTAGCCGTCATTTGTGGCCCTTGGCTTAAAATAAGCTGGTCAACATAGAAAGCAGAGCGTATAGCCTGTCTTCTCTGGTCTTCCATACTTAGACCTAACGGATTATTTGCACCGATATTCAATGGCTCGATACGATCCCTTGTACCAGATCTATAGAAATTCAAGCCACTAGGCACGGTTTTGATAGGCAGTAGAAAACCATCGTCCGGCACAAGTAACGGCGGATCAACTTGCTTCTGTGCTGCCCTAATTGTTACTTCGCACATCTTATTCAACATCTTAATATCTGGCAGACTGGTATAGGATGGTGAACGCCCATACCCCACTTCATAGGAGGATTTTAGCCAGCGGGGGCAGCAGTAGGGCAACTCGTCAAAGCCACTTTCGGACAGCACAACTTTTTCTTCTGGGTCAAAATAGACAGACGCAAAGGGTTTATTTTCACTTGTAGCAAGCGTTGGGTCTAAATCTTCCCTTGGATATACGGCATGAACCAGCTCACGGAGTTCCATTGGGTTCTCCATAATCTGATCTTGTAGCTTTTTACTCAGCTTTTCGAGCCCAAAACGCTTGCGTATAGCACTTCCTGGCATCTTAAACAGCCGATATACGGTATCAACACGCCCTTTATCGTTCTCTGTAAGGTAACATTCTCCTATATGACGCGTCGAAAAGTTAATATCTTTCTCATCATCGGACTCTATAAACATCACAGCAGTGCCAAATGTGATCAAATCATGGTATAATTCATGGACTTGCTCCTGAAAATTGGAGCGAGAAAACGCTTTATACATAATTTCTTCTACAGATTGCAGCCATTCTCTGGCCGTATCGTCTGTATTGAGCTCATCTTGTCGATATTGTAGTGAAAACCACTGTGAAGACATAGACGTCAGCATACCGTGCAAACTTGCTGATAGTAGTTCTGCGGCATGAATAGCCGTTCCATCAAATATTAAACTGGTACGTTTGTCCCCTGGCGTCCTTTTACGTGTAATATCGGCTTTACGTGGCACTACATAGTCAGCTATCTCTTGCCAATGGCTTTCCCAAGTCGTGCGCTGGTTTTCCAATGAAGACAGTTTATCGGCTAAAACCTCTGCTAGTTCGTCGGCCATCTATCCTCCTAATGTTGTTTTATTACCGCTACCCATTGATCCTGTTAGTAGTGGTTTACGTATAGGTGTTGCACCAAGAGCACCACCTGGACCTGTTAGTACAGTTCTCGATCTACCTTTGCCTGTACCAGAGTAGCCACCCTGACTTTGTGATCCTATTGCGTCCTTTGGTGTAACTGGCTCTGGCTTTACTGGCTCTACTTTAGGAGCTGGTGGTGGAGCTGGAGGTGGTGCTGATTGCATCGGTGTTGGTTGCGGTTGTGTTTGTGGCGCGCCTTTTCCCATTAGATTACCCTTATATCTTCTTTTAATAGTCCGTAGACCAACGCATCTTCGTTACCGAAATACCGTCTGAGTCTACCTTCTTGCTTAAATCCAATACCTGTTATCAGTCTGCGGCTCTGTAGATTGCTTTCGTTGCACATTGCCGATACACGCTCGACTTTCATAATCTCAAAACAATAGTCGTACATCATGCGTATATACTTTCTCTGAAATATACGCTTGTCTTCGGCTACACAAAACATATGCACATCGTTTCCTGTGTATTCCGAAAAGACAAAAGAGCCTACAATCGTGCCGTCTTTACGAAACCCATAGGCTTGTGCTTCGTCTTCGCCCTGTATCTTATCTAGCCGTAATCGTTCTTTGAGCCACGCAACAAAAGGTTGTGGGTTGTTAGTTACCAGATCCACTTAATAAACCCTTACCCGCCTGTGATGTGGTGGTTTCCTTACCTAGACCCTGTGGCCCAGTCAGTACCGTTTGCTTAAATCCTACCTTATTTGGATCAGCTAACTTCTTTTGTGTCTGCACTCGTACCGTCTTGTCTGGTCTTACCACCTTGTCCGGCTCGACGGCTGGAGTTGGTGGGGGTGGTGGTACAGGTGGCATTGCTGGTGCTTGTTTCATACATACGCTCCAAGTGGATTATAACTGTCTTCGGCCATTGCTTGCGGTGGTTGTGAATAGTCCCTATTTTCTCGGTATCCCACAGCAAGGTATCTATAGGCGTCTGCATAGTGGGACGCCCAAGAGTGGACTGGCGTCGTCCTAAATACTCTATTTTTCTCATTATATGCTCTATGGTAGTGGCGTAACGCATCCAGCAGTTGTTTGCAGTTCACACGATCAAACCAGAGCCGTGAGAAAAATAACTTGCCCGCATGAATACCGTCTTCCAATGGCAGCTTTGGCACTACACGAAAATTCAATCCAAGGTCATACGCGATCTCTCTTCTTGATTTTCCTGTGCCCAGTTCTCTTACTTCTATATCATGGGGTGCGTTATGTGTGCCGTATAGATAGCCTTTCTGATCCAAGACCCTACAATAGTGCGGCAACCCCTCACCCCTGTTTTCATAACAATCAATAATATGAACAGCACGACCAATAGTCTGCGTAAAAATTATACAGGTACTATCGTTGATACCTAAGTCCCACCACGTATCCAC